ATCTAATAACTATTAGAGATAAGGCTCAAGAATTAGAAGATAGTGCTTGTGATCATGATGATGACGAGGATTTCGAAGATGAAGATGCAGAAGATGAAGATGAAGAATAAACGCTTGACATCAAATAAAGCGTAGATATATTGGAGTTGAATTATTATACTCATATTAATTCACTCTATTTGTTGGGAAAAGGTGGTGCGATCACGTCAAACCACCTTTTTCTTTTTACGGCTTAAAATAACAATATTCATTCCCTACTAAGATATTCTAGAGTAAAATTAAAATAAAATAATTAATTAGGTCAAAAGTAGTGTAAGAGGTGTAATTCAGTCTATTATCATTGGTATATATAGATAATAGTCTTACACTAGTAGTGTAAGAGTAGTGTAAGAGGTGTAAGAGTATACTTACGGGCAAAGTACCTAAATCGGTTTCATATATAAATTTAGTCTAAAATATCTTATAAGGTTGTTAACAAAGATAAAAATATGGGTGACAATATTAGACTTAAAGGACCACTAGGAATTAAGCAGGATATCTATGATGATAAACGTGCTAAGGAATTCAAAAAAATTATTCAATTACCACCTAAAGAATTTATTGCAGAGTATTTAGCTAAATTAGATGCAGAAGCTAAAAAAGAAGTTGATGGTGGTTTTATAGATATGACCAAAGATAAAAAATATTTTAAAGGTAGACTATAATGACTAAAGTGAAAAAATTATTACCAGGTGGTTTATTAAATAAATCCATACGTATGGTTGTTGCTGCTGGACAGAAAGCTAAAGGACAAAAAAAACTTGGTGAAATTTCTAAAGAAAATGAAAAACTTATAAAAACTTCAAAAGAAATAGCTCAACAAACAACTGGTGGTCTTAAAGATAAATTAGGTCCCGATGTTATTAAAGATTTAGCTAGAACAATGGCACGATCAGAAAAAACTGGTAAGTACGCAGGTGTTATGGAAAAAGCAAAAAAAGATCCTAGGTTTGCTGATCAAAAAGAAAACATAGAAGAAGGCTTAGATAAACTTCGTGATTACGGAAAAAAGTTATTTGCTCAAACCAAAGCAATTATAGATAAGGATATACAAAAACCAAAAATGAATAAGGCAGGAGGCTTCATTGATATGACCAAGGACAAAAAGTATTGGAAAGGAATATTATAATGGCTCGTGGCACTTGTTGGGAAGGGTACGAACAAAAAGGAATGAAAAAGAAAGGTGACCGAATGGTTCCTAATTGTGTTAAGGCTATGAAAAAAGGTGGACTATTATCTAAACATAATTTCGCAGGTGGCGGTGGTGGCTTAGGAAGAATACACAAAGCTATGTCTATCAAAAAATTAAGGATGTTTTAATGAGAGGTCAGAAAGCAAACATATTAAAACAAAGCACAGAACTTACTCCTAAACAAAAAGCTTTTGCAGAAATCTTGGTTGCTAATTGGGGACACATTACTAAACAAGCAGCAGCAGAAAAAGCTGGATACAAAGTTACTAATTCAACTGGTGCTAAATTAACTAACGAAACCATAAATCCACATATTTGTAGATACATAGAAAAGTTAAGATCAATAGAACTTAAAAAGTATGAAAGAGATAAGTTAAGGCACTACAAGAAGTACGAAGAGATGAGAGAAAAAGCTATGGAGAAAAATCAGTTCTCTCCAGCAATCAACGCAGAATACAGAATAGGTCAGGCAGCAGGTTTTTATATAGATCGTAAAGAAATAACAACTAACAGTCTAGAGGGCCTAACACGTGAACAACTTGAAAACAGACTTCAAGAACTCGAGCGCAAGATGGCAGACACTAAACCCATTATTGAAGCGACGATTATTGAAGAAAATAAAGTCACTGATATTCTCTGATTTTGTATACGCATTAAACGTAGTACATAATCCGAAAATAATGAATTTAAGTATTGGAGAAGTTAATGTCAAAATTGAAGACAAAGATTAAAATAGGGTATGCAGACATTAAAATTAAACTCTTAAACAAGAAAGATAACCCTAAGTGGTGTAAAGATCATTTTGGTGAATACGACTCCAATAAATCAGAAATATTAATTAATAGTAGTTTATCTAAGATTGAAGAAGCTAATACTTTTCTTCATGAATTATTACATGCAAGCATTTGGATATCTGGTCTTTCGACTGAAGGTAGTGTATTAGAACAAAAAAAGAGAGAAGAAATTGTTGTTAATGCTTTAGCTAATAATCTTGCTCAAGTTTTCAGAGACAATAAATGGATTCTACCTTATTTAAAAACGAACTTAACAGGGGTAGTTATTAGTGAGCAAAAAGCCGGAAACCGTATTTTGGGAAGAAATAAGAGACAACATAAAAAACGTTCATTTTCAAAGAATTGAGAACTTAATTGGTCAAGGTATACCCGATGTTAATTGCTGCACACAAGGCTGCGAATTTTGGTTAGAGCTTAAGGTAGGAGACGGTAGATTTCCTGATCTATCCAAATATCAAATCGCCTGGCATTACCGTAGATATATTGTCGGTGGTAAATCATTTATCTTGCAAAAGTCATTGAGGCGCGGACGTCTTGAACTGTTTGAGGGTGGTCAAGTCTCGGACATTGTAAACGCACTTCCCGTTCTCGTTTGCCCGTTGCCCGTTAGTCAGAATATCTCGTCTGTATTCTCGTTCATTATTTCTCGTTTCCCAGATAAGATAGCAACACACGAAGACTTCTCGCCCGATAGGCAACGAGAATTCCCGTTCATAAAAAACCTGAAGCTCACTACAACAATCCCGTTATAGAAATCTCGTTTGAAAAGTCCCGTTTAGTAAATCCCGTTTGCCTCGTAATGCCTCGTTCATTGGTCGTTGTTCCTTTTGTTTCTATCGTTGAGCTTCTGGTGTTGCGTGATGACTACGCCACAAGCTCTGGCGTAGCTGTGAATAAAATATAAATACAACTATAAAGTTATTTACTCATAAGATTTGATAAGATAATTATTGATTCGGTAGGGAAACACAGTCTTGTAAATAGGGTACTCTTTCCCTACCACAAACAAAAACAAATAGGAGTAAATATGAGTAAAACAATGCAACCGATAAGAAGCAACGAACTAAATTACTGGCAAAATGTAATTTTAGATAAGTTTGCTAAACGCACAAAAGAACTTGAAACTACTTTGTTTCAAGAAGTTAAAGTTAAAGCTAAACAAGCTCAATCTGCTTTTAATAAAAAATTGAGATTGGATAACAAGCTAGACAACCTTAAAAAAGCTGAAAAGGCATATAACGACTTTGTTAGCAACAAAGAAAAAATCGAAAGAGAAATGCAATTAAAAGTCGCTACTCTTGTTGAGGAAATTCGCAACGATTTAAAAAATTGGAACGAAGTTAGACAATGGGAAATGGGTAGCTGTTCTTCTATAAAATCACTTCATAGCATTGAGGAGTTTTTAGAAGATGTTTGTTATGAGGAAACTAAAGAGGCATATATGAAATCTGAAAAAGGTAGATTACTTGCCGAACTTAATAACTCGCAAGATGAGGCAAAAAATATCTTGCATAGTGGGGGTAGTATTAAAGAGGTTGTTTCTAACTTGGACAACATTTTTAAACGCACTAAAATTGAAGTTAGAATTCCTAAAACTTTATTACAAATAGGCAACTAACGAAACGCAACGCAGGGCGATTAATCTCGCCCTGCTAAATCTCGGTCAAGCAGGTATCTCGTTTATGATTACTTTTTGGTTAATAGTTTTTCTTTTTTGTTTATTTACTTTTCCTTTAGAACTCTTTTTTCTTCTTGTGTTTGCTTTCGTATTGTTGCTCGTTGAAATAATTTCAAAAATATTCTCGTAATCTCGGTCATCTCGTTTCTCGTTTTGGGTAGGTACTCTAGGTCGTTAGACCTTTAAAGTTTCTTTCCTTGTGCTTTTAAATCAAACTTTTTTTAAAAAAAATAATTAAAAAATTAATTTGACATAATAATTTTGATAAATTAAAAATTATAAACAAACAACAAATGGAGAAAAAAATGGGCTTTGACTTATATGGAGTTAAACCAAAAATAAAAGAAGGTTCTGTAAAACCAGAAAGACCAGATTGGAATACAGCAACCGAAATCGAAAGAGATGAATACTTTTCCGCTATGGAAAAGTTTGAAACCGAAAACAAAGGTTATTATTTTAGGAACAATGTTTGGTGGTGGAGACCGCTTGCAGAGTTTGTAATTAATTGCACTTTGTGCGTAGATAAAAAAGACATACCTAGTTGGCATCACAACGACGGTCATCTTGTAGACGAAAAAACCGCAAAGCAAATTGCTAAACAGCTTTTTCACTTGCTTAATACAGGTAAAGTTAAGGAGTATCAGGAAAAGCATACAGAGCAAAGAGAGCTAGCCAAAAAACATAATGAAAAACTTTCAAAAAAGTTTGATGCACTTGAAAAGAAAGTTAAAAAACTTACTGGCAAAAAAGATATTGCTCCATCAAATTACCCTGAGCCATATCATAGTGAGTGGGAAAAACTTTATGATGAAAAAGATTTTCGTGAAAGTTATCCCTTTTCAGAAAGTAATGTTAAAGAGTTTGCAGAGTTCGCCGAACAATCTGGCGGATTTACTATTTGCTAATCATCTATCAACACACGAAAGCGACGGGCTTAAAGCCCGTCGTCTCGTTCTCGTTTCTCGGTGGACAATATTATATTTTTTATTTTTTTATTTTTAATTTTTTTAGAGGTATCCATGGTAAGGCCAATGATATCTTTATGCATCCTGATGCAGCTAATGCAGACTTTTTTTGGCAGCAGCAGGCCAGGGGACCTAAAAATATCATTTGACGGCTTTGATGGGATTTGCTAAAAAAGTAAAAAACAACAAATGGAGAAACAAATGGAAGAAAAAAAAGATTGCCTATCTTGTAAAGGCAGCGGAGTAATTACTAAACAATATATCTTCAGTGAAAGCTGGCCGATGGATTGTGGTTTTCATGAAAATGATTGTGAAGACTGTAATGGTTCTGGGGAGGAACAATCTGAATGAAAAATAAAAAAGAGTTCTATGCTACTCAATTTGAAAAGCTAGGCTTTGAAAAAGTTCCAACCGAAGATGGGTTTACGATGTATGAATTAGATCCATCTAAACTAAGAGAAAAGAAACCAAAAAAAGAATGCCCTGGACTGAGAATAGTTGAGCATGTGATATGGCAGGGAAAGGATTATCCGATGCCATTCTATGGAATGGATCTTGAAACTGATCGGAATAAAATGATTACCATCGAAAATAGATTTGGTGGTGACTCGATATCGGTTCCCTGGTTTGCTGCAGCTGTTTATGATGTGATCATGGGTTCTGAAAGATTGGGACAATGGGAGGACCATGCGAAGGGATTAGAATGGTTCGGAGAACATTTCCCGGATGCTTACATGGTTCTTTTAGATTGATTTAAATATATGGCGGCTCGTGAGTTCTAAACAAATTAAGCTCCTGTTTTCTCTCGAGCTGCCGCCACAAATACCGTTATGGGTTTTTTAGAATTCCTCGCGCTCGTCATCCTCGCTGGCTTAATATTCGCGCCTGTTGTTACATTTACTTTATTACTTTTTTTATTAGTTTTTATTTGGCATTCAATATTCTAAGCCTGTTGCAATTGAGCAACACGTGAAAAAATAATTTAAATATTTAAAAAATAATTAATTATTTTGTATTTTTATTTTAAAAAAAATGTTATTTAATTAAATAACAAATAAACAAATGGAGAAAAAAATGAACGTTACTGAAACTGAGTTAAATAAACTTGTAGAGAATGTTGCTGCAGCAATGCAAAAAGATTCTTACAAATGGAAAAAAAGTTGGATCGAAGCAGGATCGCCAATTAATTATTCAACAGGCGAAGCCTATTCTGGGGTAAACTTTTTATCTTTAAATTTTGCAATGGTTAACAAAGGTTATAAACATAATCAGTGGTTAACTTTTAAACAATTAAAAACACTTGGAGGAGAATTAATAAATAATTCTTGGAATTACATTTATAAATTCGGTACAACTCCAGTTAAAGATGAGAATGGAAAACCTAAAATAAAAAATGGCCAGCAACAAATTAAATTTTATTTTAGATGTTTTGTTGTGTACAACATTGCGAACACATCACTAGAAGCAAAAACAATTGAGAAAAAATCAACTCAATATTCTGTTGATGAGATCGAAGCTTTTATTGATCGTGTAAATAATAATGATGTGAGAATTAAAACAGACTCAACAAACGGCTGTTATTATTCTCCATCTTATGACTGGGTACACATGGTAAATAAAAATAACTTTATTGATACTAAAGATGCAAATGCTACTGAACATTATTACTCAGTATTATTTCATGAATTAGTACATGCAACAGGACATCAAAAAAGATTGAATAGATTTGAAAATACTAAGTCTATGAAATTCTTAGAAGGCAAGTCACACTATGCATATGAAGAGTTAGTTGCTGAGTTAGGCTCTATGTTATTTGCATCTAAGTACAATCTTAGTGTTGAGTCTACAGTGAGAGAAGATCACATTGCATATCTACAAAGCTGGATCAAAGCATTAAGATCCGAAGACGGTACTAAGTTACTGACATCGGCAGCAGCCAAAGCAGCAGCTGCATTTAAATACTACCATCAATCACAGCAATAAACCTATAATTCCGGCGGGGGAATGACCCCCGCCTACCCCTCCCCATCCCCCGTAATAGAGTTTGATGTTACTAAAATTTGTGATAAAGAAAAGTATGTTTGACACATACTGAGCTATGCAAAACGATTTACCTATTGAAAATTTATCTCAAGAAGCTCTAGCAGATAGAGTAGAGAAGTTACATCTTGAGTACATTAAAGCCTGTCAGGATAATTTTTTATTATTCGTTAAAGAGATGTGGCCTGATTTTATTTTTCGTAAAACTAGTAATCCAGATGAATATGGACATCATCAAATTATAGCAAATGAATTTCACAAGATAGCTTATGGAAAGTTAAACCGTTTAATTATTAATATGCCACCTCGTCATACAAAATCCGAGTTCGCATCTTATCTTTTCCCAGCTTGGTTGATTGGAAGAAATCCTAAATTAAAAATTATGCAAGTAACTCACAACGCAGAACTTGCACAACGATTTGGTCGTAAGGTTAGAAACTTAGTTGATAGTAATGAATACAAAGCAATCTTCGGTGATGTAAAATTAAAAGAAGATTCTAAAGCTGCAGGTCGTTGGGAGACCAACCACGGGGGTGAATATTTTGCTGCCGGTGTAGATGGTTCCATCACAGGTCGAGGTGCAGATTTATTAATTATAGATGATCCGCACACTGAACAAGCTTTGCTATCTGATACAAGTTTTGAAAAAACTTATGACTGGTACCTATCGGGACCCCGACAACGTTTACAGCCAGGTGGTTCCATCGTCATAGTAATGACGAGGTGGTCACAAAATGATTTAACTTCTAAACTAATTAAAGCACAAGCAGAACCAAAAGCCGATCAATGGCGAGTGGTAGAGTTCCCAGCAATATTAAAATCAGGACAACCTGTATGGCCAGAGTATTGGTCATTGGAAGATTTGTTAAAAACAAAAGCCAGTATCTCTCCAATAAATTGGAATGCACAATATATGCAAAACCCTACTGCAGAAGAAGGTGCAATTATAAAAAGGGATTGGTGGCGACCATGGACAAAAAGAGAAATACCAAATTTACAACATGTCATACAAAGTTATGATACAGCATTTAGCGCAAAAGAGTCTGCTGACTTTTCTGCAATTACAACTTGGGGAATATTTTATCCTAATGAAGGTTATGGCTCCGCGATCATTTTATTAGATGCAATAAAAGAAAGATTAGAGTTTCCAGAATTAAAACAAATTGCTTTGCAACAATATAAATATTGGGAACCAGAAACAGTGATCATTGAGGCAAAGGCCAGCGGGCAGCCTTTAATACAAGAATTGCGTAGACTTGGTATACCAGTAATAGATTTTCAACCAGCACGAGGAAGAGATAAACATAGCAGGGTGAACGCGGTAGCCCCGTTATTTGCATCTGGTGCTGTTTGGTATCCTGAAGATGAGCATTTCGCTATTGAAGTCATTGAAGAATGTGCTGCTTTTCCATATGGTGAAAATGATGACTTAGTGGATTCTATGACACAAGCTCTTTTACGTTATAGACAAGGGGGTTTTGTTACTACTCCATCAGATTATCAGGATGAACCTGTAATTCATAAAGAACACAAGTTCTATGATTGATTTATAGCCATATACAGCATATAGTAGGTTAAACGTTAACGGAGAAAAATCATGGCAAGTAAAAAATTAAAAAGAGCTGGAAAAGTTGCAGCTGCAATAGGCGCAGCTTATCTAGCATCACAAGCATTAGGCAAAAAGAAACCTACAACTGCTGAAGCAAAAGGTTTAAAAATAACAAGAGCTAAAAAATTTGGTGAGTCCGATGAAGGACAAATGGCTAGATTAGATGCCTCAGTAAAAAAAGGTTTAGATATTACAAGATCAAAACCATTTGAAGCATCAGATGAAGCTACACCAGCAATGAAAGAAAATGTACCAGCTAGTAAATTTTTATCTACTCCAGGTGGTTTTGGAAGAGCAACTCCTGAACAAGTAGATGCACAAATGGAAGCATTTGGTCCAATGGCTAAAGAAGGAAAATTCATTTCTAAAAAAATGAAAAGCGGTGGATCTGTAATTGCAAGAGGAAATAGATTATTTAAGGTTAAACCTACAAAGTTATTTTAATGTCTGGTTCAGGTGTTATCACCCAACAACTAGGACTTGTGTCCCAGAAGTTAGGTAAAGATACTGATACTATATACGAAGATATGTTTGGTGGATTCTCTATGCCTAGAGATAAACTCACTAAAGGTATTGCAGGGGCTGAATTAAAAAAAGGTGGTCTTGTTCGTGGATATGGTGTAGCAATTCAGGGTAAGAAAAAAATAAGAGTTTTATAATGGCTATTGAAAAAGATAATCAACCGACAGAGGATACTCTGCCTGAGACAGAAGCAACCGTTGAGTTGCCTGGTGAAGAAGGTGGAGAAGCTGTAGTTGCAATCAACGAAGATGGTACTACACAATTAAATCCAGAAGTCGAAGCAGAATCTGAAGAAGATTTTTATTCTAATCTTGCAGAAACTATTGATGAAAGAGTTTTAATGAAACTCGGAACTGAACTTGTACAAATGTACAAATCAGACAGAGAGAGCAGACAAGATTGGGAAGACCAATATGTTAAAGGTTTAGAATTCTTAACTACAAATTACACAGCAGTTACAAAACCATTCCAAGGGGCATCGACCGTTACGCATCCATTATTATCTGAAGCTGTTACACAATTTCAAGCACAAGCATTTAAAGAATTACTTCCATCTGAAGGACCAGTAAGAACTCAAATCGTTGGTGTAGAAGATCCAATGAGAGTTCAACAAGCTCAACGTGTAAAAGATTTCATGAACTTTGAATTGATGGAAAGAATGGAAGAATATGTTTCAGATTTTGATGCATTACTTTATCACTTACCATTAGCTGGATCTGCATTTAAAAAAGTTTATTACGATTCACTAAATGAAAGAGCAGTTGCTAAATTTATTAGAGCTGAAGATTTAGTTGTTCCTTATTTTGCTAATGACTTAATGGAAGCAGAACGTATTACTCATATATTAAATTTAACAGAGAATGAATTAATTAAACGTCAAACATCTGGTTTCTATAGAAATGTAGATTTACAACCTAACGATAATCCTCAAAATACAATCGATAAAAAATATTCTGAGTTATCAGGCGCGAAGCCAAGTTATGGCAAAGATAAATTATTTAGAATTTTAGAAATGCATGTTGATTTAGATTTAGATCAATATCAATTTGATGATAATAAAACTGAAAAGAAAGTTAAAATCCCTTACATTGTGACTGTAGATGAATTAAGTGGGGAAGTTTTATCTATTTATAGAAATTATAGACAAGGTGATGAAGCAGTAAAAAGAATTGAATACTTTGTTCAATACAAATTTTTACCAGGATTAGGATTCTATGGTTTTGGTTTAGTACATATGATTGGTGGTTTAACTAAAGCTGCTACAAATGCACTTAGACAATTACTAGATGCAGGTACATTAGCTAATTTACCAGCAGGATTTAAGTCTAGAGGTATGCGTGTCAGAGATGATGACCAACCTTTTACACCAGGGGAGTTTAGAGATGTGGATGCACCTGGTGGAAATATACGAGATCAATTCCAAATTTTACCTTTCAAAGAACCAAGTCCAACTTTATTTCAATTAATGGGCTTTTGCGTTGAAGCTGGACAACGTTTTGCAGCGATCAGCGACCCTCAAGTAGGGGATATGAATTCACAAGCACCTGTTGGTACGACAATTGCACTGTTAGAGAAGGGTTCGAGGGTAATGTCAGCTGTTCAAAAGAGATGTTACAATGCAATGAGAAAAGAATTTAAGTTGTTAGCTAGAATTTTTGCTGATTATTTACCTCCAGAATATCCTTATGATGTTTATGGTGGTGAAAGAACTGTTAAAGCAGCTGACTTTGATGATAGAGTTGATGTTTTACCAGTTGCAGATCCAAATATTTTCTCAATGTCTCAAAGAGTAACACTTGCACAGACACAATTACAGATTGCTCAGACAAATCCAGCGATGCATAACATGCATGAAGTGTATAGACGTATCTATGATTCGCTTGGGACTAAAAATATTGATCAAATTTTGGTTCCAGAGGACTATATCAAAGCACCTATGGATCCAGCACAAGAAAATATGCGTTCTATGGACTTAAAAAACCTTAGAGCATTTCAAGGACAAGATCACGATGCGCATATTGCAGTGCATATGGCATTTATGAGAACAAGAATGGTGCAAATTAATCCTGCAGTATACGCAATTTTACAAAGACACATCACAGAACACATTTCTTACAAAGCTAGAGCAGTTGTTAACATGCAAATATCACAAAATGCTCAAATGATCGCGATGCAAAATCAAAATCCACAAGAATTTGCTTTACAAACAGAGGCACTAATAGCTCAAGCAGAAGCTCAACTAACTGAACAAGCTGTTCAAGTTGAAGAAGCTTACACTGCTTCAAGAAAAGATCCTTTAGTGTTGCTGAAAC